ATGAAAATAAGTGTATTTTTGAGACTTTTTGCCCTTTTTTTACCCTTTTTTTCCTGGCTCTAATTATAGCATTTTATCGAGTATAAATCAACAACATTTTTATTGTGTGTTACTCAAAATTTTCCCCATAAAAAAAGAGATGGTTTAAAAGCTATCTCTCCTATGTAAATTTTGATTTATACAAAACTAAAATAATTATAGTATAAATATTAAAAAAAGACAACCTTAATTAAGATTGTCTTATAGATTCAAAATTTTACATATCTCTCAAACAGAATAGTCTGAATAAGACTGAGATTTTGTTTATCAAAATCTATCCGTATTATACATTAATCGAGGTGTAAAATCAATCTTTTTTACTTTCATTATAAATTTTAATTAATTCCGCCATATCTTCCTCGGTAGCATACGATTTTACAAATAACCTAGCCGTACGCCTATAATTATTAATTCTTGTTTGTTCCCTGTTAAGTTCCTCATACTTCCTAGATGCTTTCTTTTGGGCCTCAGATACCTTACTCATTTAAATATTTTACCCCCTTGATTTCTTCCGGTTTAACTTCATATGTTATAAATTCCTCATATTTACCACGATTTCTGTCGTAAGGTAATATTTCATTCTTATAGGCAGTTGTTTCAACTTCTAGTAACACATCTCCGTATTGACTAAAATTCAATTGTTCTGTTAATGGTTTGAATAAGTAAACAACTTCTATTGAATTGTCAGCTCTTCTGTTATTTTCCCAGTTATCATTACCAGTCTTAGATATAGGTAAAATTCCTTCTTTTAAGATTTTATCTAAATCTTCTCTATCAACTATTTTATACAATTTTAAAGTTTGTGCTTCTCTGAATTCGAAAGGCACTATTGTTGAGTTATAATTTTTGTTATCAGTTTTTATACCATTATCAAAACTTTTAATCACTCCATAGAAGTTTAATTTTAATTCATGTAAAAACTCATAAACGTTTTGAACGTCTGAAGAACCATAAATAGAATTACTATATTCTTCATTATTCCCTTTGATACCAACAGAAAAGGTATAAGTTTCATCACTACCTAAATAACTTAATTGTGCTAGAGAAGATATTTCTAAATTCACGCCTTCGTTATTTTCAGTTATTTTAAAAGTATTTGTAACTCTTCCATATCTATTTGTTCTAATTATTGTGTATTCTTTTAATTCCACTTGTCTTAATAATTCTTCTTTAGTTAGTTCTTTCATGATGTTTTTACCTCTTCCTTTAATGTACTTTTATTATATAACGTATACGTTATATTGTCAATAGATATTTTAAAATTTTTTTAAAAATTGTATAAAAAAATAAGCCCCCACTATTAAGTAAGGGCTCTATAGAATAAATTTTAATTCAATTATTTCCTGCGCCATGTTCCGTGAGTTTCAAATGTGTCTAGATTCATTGAAGCTACGTAACGTCGTTCACCACTATATGATACATATGATAACCATTCATACCCATTAGCGTTACAGAATTCCATATAGTTAAATTCATCACCTTGTTCATAAGTTCCTACTACTTCTGCATCAGTTGATGGCGCTGTTCTAATGTTTAGTTGTTCCACACCAACAGTATATGTACGAACCTCAGGTAATGAAATCAAATCTGAGTTCTCTACAATCGTAACTGTGTCGTCTACTGGATAATAGAACCAACCTACGATACCGTCAAAATTACGTTCATTGTATCGGGCCGGACCACCTACGTATAGACTATCAGCGTTACCATCAATATTTTGTTCGATAGTTTTCATACTATAACCATCACTATCTTGTGTTACCACTCCAGTGTGGCCGTATGGATGCCCTGCTATGTAAGTAGTATCCATAACGAATACAGCTCCAGCTAGTGGTCGACTATCAACATTCCCAGCTTCATTATATTCCACCTTATACCCTAATGATGCTGCGCTGTTTAATAAGTCAATAGCGTTACCCCATAATGCTTTACCAAAATATAGTACTGATAAGTAATTAGGTAAGTCAACGCATTGTGTACCATATGCACCGTCTTGATCTACCCCAATTCCTAAGTCTGCGATTCGTTTTGCTTCTGTGATTATTTCAGTTGTTTTAACCATTTATTTTATCCTCCGTTTTATCATTAATATTTGTTATTGATTCATTTCTAGATTGTTTAACTACTTGATGTGTTCCGACACTTGCAAGTCCTAATAAGACTGCGTTAGTATCCTTAAATACCGCCCAACCTATTAAGCCCCCAAGTACACCTAATACTTGTGGTATAAGTTCTGTTGGGAATGGTTTCCATTCCTTAAGAAACTTACCTAATAAGTTAAGTCCGAACACGATTAGTGTTAATAATATCGGTTGTAATTGTTCCATTTGTTTTCCCTCCTACTTTTCTATAGGTAAATTTTTAAATCTACTGTACAAGGCGGAAATTTTACCATTTCCACCTATTTCCTGATAACTTTTATACAATCCACTTAATTCTGATAAATCTTCGCTTGTAGTATATCCACGCTCTATCGCTTCACTAAATTCCTTGTGCAACCTAAACGACATTATACTTTTATTCGAATCACGATTATGTAGACCTATTTGCGTTACTTCATCAACTTGAGTTTGAGTCTTCTTAACCTCATTATTCAAGCTCTCTATTTGTCCTACAAGTTGTTTGTTGCCCTTATCAAGCCACCATTTTACGGCAGGTAAAATCACAACTGTTAATACTTGTGAGACTATAAATAAAATATTCTCAAGCATTATGTCTCCTTTCTTTGTAAAATAAAAGAGGGCTTTAAGCCCCCTCTTTTGCTAGGTGTTCTAAGTCCATATCAATCAAGCATTCTTTAACTTTTTCTTTTAAAAAATTTGGAACTTGCGCGAATGTACGTTTTCCTTTTGCTATATTAATTGCGAATAACATTGCCATCATTATTTTCACCTCCTTTATTTTGTTTTTCAGTTTCACCAAGAGCGCCACCCCCTACTTGTGTTATTAAGTCCATTAAAGACCCTTGCGTAATATCAAGCTCCTTTTTGACTTTATCCAGTTCAGCTAATTTAGTGTCTACTAGTTTTAGTTTTTCATCAACTTTTGAAAACTTTTCATTTTCAGCCCTGTTTGGATAGGTGTCTTGGTAGAATTGTTCTAAAACTAAATAAATTTGCTCGTCTTCTGACTTTTGCGTATGGTTCCCGTCTAAAACTTTTGTGATAATGGTTAAATTATCGTCGCTGTTAATTTGAACCCTTGTTTTAATTATTTCGGTTCCTCTAAAAACCGCACTCGCCCACGATACTTTATACATTTTCTTTCACCTCTTTATTGTTTTCAAACGCGTCGTTAACTTGAATAAGTTCGCGTCGTTGCCACTCGGTTAAACTCTGTGCTAATATTCCAACCATGATAAATGGCGGTAATTGTTCCTCCATTGCTGTCACCTCTAAAAATTTATATATATTATTTTTTGCTGTTGCAATTTTAAGCTCTATTGGTTTCTCCATTTCGTTTACCTCCTAACCACTTACTAAAATTCCTTGTACAAATTTTAAATTTCTACCACCAACGTTTATTGTTTTAGTTACACCGCTTGCGTATGTTGACCCAGTTTCGCTAACTTTTAAAGAGTTCGCATATAAGTCATTTATTTCTGTCGGAGTATTAATGTTCGTTTTATATTGACCATTTACTATCTTTATTTCTAATATCGGCATATACCCTGTAAGGTGCGCATCAAACACCCAATCGTCAACCCACTTATAAACCCCGAACGCTTTCGTATCATCAGTTAAAACTATATCAAAAGTATTTTCTCTACTTTTTTGTCCTAAGTGTGTAAATGTTCCTATCGTTCCAATTAAAGTATTATTGTTATATATTTTTAACCCCTCACTCGTTAATGAGATTTTCTTATATTTATTTTGGTAGCTGTCTTTCTCTAAAATATCTAAGGTTTCGTTATTGAAACTAAAGTATTTATTGTAGTTGTTCCAAGCCACGATTATATCTTCCGCGCTTTGTTTAAATACGGTACCAATATTTTGGGTTTGTGTTTTTGTTAACTTACGAAAAGCGTAATTCACTTCATAGACCCTTACATTTTTAATTGTTGGGTTTGCATAATTGAATATCAGCGTAATAGCTGAATTACGAAAACCGGAAACTGAAACAACGGTATCTTTATTTTTTAATGAAAATTCAACGTCAGGCGCACCACTAAAATTACTAAGCGCGTTATTATACCAAAAACTTTTATTATTTACGTCTCCGTCTACATCAAAATATAAAATTAAGTCTTTTCCTTCCAAGTTTTTGTTAAGGGTAATATTTAACCACGTGTTAACTCTTGGATTTATTGTGTGCGTGACGTATAAATTACTTCGTAAGTTTTCAGTAAAATCACCCTCGTAAATTCTTACGTTACTAATTGTCGTCTTAGTCCCTAACGGATAAAAGTTAACCCTATCTTGTTGACTAGGGAATTGAACGACCCAAAAGTTAGTCCCGTTTAAAATGTATTTCTTAGTATTTCCGGACGCATTATAAATTCCGGCTTCTTGTTTTGCTGTTAACCCCGAAATATCAGCTACAATAGTGTAAGGCGTGTTTGCTTTCAAAGGTTTGTTAGAATTAAAGTAAACGTCATTACCTGTTTGCGTTCTACTATCTTTTAAGATATCCGGTACAGTATCACCCAATACTTGCGTCGTTTCTTTTATGTAACCTATTTCTGAACTAAACTCATTTAACGTACTTTCAAATTTTTTATACCTTCGAATAGTTTCTTTTAACTCACCTATATTAGGTGTATTGTCAGTCCTTGCGCTAGCTATTGCGTCTTTATCCTTGTAGGTAACTAGTACAATTACGTCTAACGGTTCCCCATTCTGTTCTCGGTTCCCCCAATCGATATTAGTTATTCTTCCGGTGTTATCGACGTTAGCGTTCCAAAAACCGCTCCAATCTGACCTATTACCGCCCTTATATTTAACTTGTGCGTTAAAACCGGACGGAACTTTGCGTCCGTCGTAATATACGTCCAAGAATACTCTAAGGTCTTTTGTTACGTTGTTAATGTAAGTTCCCTCGAATCTTACGTTAGCGGTTAGGGTGTGACCTTGTAGGTCTTCGTAAGCCGGACACCACTCTGTAGCAGCGTCACCACGTTCTAATTTGATATTATCGATATAAAAGTTGGCAGGTTGTTGCGGTTTACAATGAATCATTAAACGACACTTTCTCATATCACTTCCAACCGTGAACGTTTTCGAAATACGTTTATATTTCTTTAATTCAAGCCCTATCGTTGCTAGGTCTAATTGTTGCCACTCTTGAGCTTTAATCGTGTTATCTTCACCAATGTAGTGAACACCTAAAAGTAATGTCGAATAATTGTTTAACGCGTCCTTTCCTAAGTCCATTGATAAGGTTATTTTTTCACCTTGTTTTGCTATAAAACTAAACATAGACCCTAAACCTTTATCATTCCCGTTAGGTGTCCCCCAAAAGTGATAACCTCTACCAAAATTAGTTATTGCGTGGCCTTTTTGGTAATTCAACCCACTATTAATTAATCTTGGCATTTCCCAGTTTTCAAGCTCTTTCGCAAAGTTTGAATTTGGCACCAAGTTTTCATTTATAGACTTACCGTCTCTACCATTTTCACCTTTAATTTTTATCCATTTATAACGACGATAATCGTTACTATCGTTAATTTCAAAATCAGTATAAGTCCCTATGTACTCCTTATTAGTACTATTTGTTGTACTGAAATCACGGTCTCCTGTAGATGAATTAGAATACGCTGTGTGCAAATAGCTAGTTCTACCATCTGAACCTCTAGCACCGGGTACACCTTGTTGACCATCTTCACCCTTAATCTTGCTCCAAGTGTAAGCTGATGGTAATGTTGGGGCTGTTGCGCTGGTACCGGTATAAATACCTATATACTTAAGATTTGAGTTATCACTCATTGGTGACCCGTTGGCATTGTCGCTGTATTTACGATGTATGTAACTACTTACGCCATCTTGTCCGTTATTTCCATTCTCACCTTTTATCTTAACCCACTTATAACGACGATAATCAGTACTATCAGCAACCTCAAAATCGCTGTAAGTCCCTATGTATTGCTTACCAGTACTGTTTGTTACGCTAAAATCTCTGTCACCAGTTGGGCTGTTAGAATAAGCTGTGTGGAAATAAGGTGTTCTTCCGTCAGCTCCCCTAGCTCCAGGTACTCCGCTTGCTCCGTCTTCACCCTTAATTTTCGACCACGAATAACTACTAGCTGTTGTTGGTGGTGTCGAGCTAGTCCCTGTGTAAATTCCAATATATTTCAAATTAGAATCATCACTCATGTTAGCACCGTTTGAATAGTCGCTGTATTTTCTGTGAATATAACTACTTACACCGTTATAACCTCGTACTCTAGTCCATTCATATTCACTCATATTAGTTGGTGCTAATGCTTTATCACCTGTATAAATTCGTATGTATAATGAATTACTATTATCAGTCATCGGACCTTCAAGTACATTGTTAGTATATTTTTTGTGAATATAGCTATTAATCCCATCTTTCCCTTTTAAAACTGATTTTTTACTTTCAAAAACACGTTCAACTTCAGAGCTCATTTCTTGACGCAAGCCATTAGAATCATTTACAAAACTATTAAATTTTGTTTCGCTAACCATACCTTTTCTTATTTCACTAACAGTATTACTGCTTAATTGTTCAAAAGAAAGGCTACCTGTTGTAATTCTAGCAGCGTCAAGTTCTATGATTTTTGCTATTGCGGTAGCTAAGTGTTGAGTTGAAACACTAGAATCTGTGATTTTAGTTATTAAACCATCAATATCACCTGTGGACGTTTTTAAAACCCATTGATTCCCCTCGTATATATATAAGTCGGTAAATGCCCCGTTGGGCTTAAACCATGTATCGCCCTCTTTTGGATTGGTTGGTTCAACTGTATCAGCATAAACATAGTTGCCTGAAGCACCTAATCGAGCGTTTATAAACTCAATTTGACGTTCAACCGTTCCCTTATATTCCGTTGTAGAAGTTGTAGTCCCCTTAACATTAGCCCCTATAGTAGATTTTAAACCACCGCTATAAGATAGTTTTAATTCTAATATAGGAAAAGCACGATAAGAGCCGTTAGCTATTTCTATAGAAACCCAATCACCTACTTCAATAAACGGATCACCACGCCAATTTAATTTAAACGGGTTAAATCTTAATCTTGAATACTCTGAGAAAATAGAATTTAGCCACCCTTGAGTCATTAACGGATTAGTAAGTTTAACCTGTGTACCTAACGGGCTTCCAACAGCTAATATTGTTTTCTCTTTGTTGTTTAAACTGATAGAAATACCGTTAATTCTGTATTCTACCTCGTCTACTTCCAAACCTTTTAAAAGATAAGAACCTTTTGAGATTTGTTTTTGAGTTCTATTTAATTTTCTAAACTCTAACTCACCATTGTTATTAAAAATTACAAAAGCTCCTACTGTCTGTGCTAAGTAACCTAACATTTCACGGTAAGTAACTTTTTCTAATTTTTTACTAAAACTAGGTAAGCTTGTTATATTGAGATTATTATTAACCCTCAAATTACAGCTATTAGCTATCTCCTGTACAATGTTCCTTCCTAATGTTGGATAAAGTAAAGTAGAAATGTATTTATCATTTAAAAAAGCCATTTTATCAATGGCTTTTAACGTTGTTGTTTTATTGTTTCTATCAAGTTTTATTTCAGTTAAGAAGAACTCTCCAATTTGTCTCTCGACAACCCCACTAGATGTTTGAATAGAAAATGAAACCTTTATTAGTTCTTTCTCTTCTAGCCCTTCTATTAACTTTTTAAATTTAATATCTACTGTTGAAGCATTTGTAGCACCAATGGTAAGTGTATTCCCAGAGATTGAACTAACATAGTCTATTGATGAAATATCATCAGATAATTTCTGGCCTTTTATCGTTACATTTCCCACAATTCGTCTTGCCGGTGCATTTATTGCTTCTTGATAACTTGTGCTATTGTTAAACATAATACCCTACCTTTCTATAAAATTCATTTTCAACCCACTCCAAGGCTTTAATTTTTCACTAAAACTATATGCTGGAGAACTCCTGTCCCCAACGTAAAATGTTTTTGTTGTTTGACCTATGATAGGGTCAGGGTAGGAAACTGAGAAGAATTCACTTGTAACGCTACTCAATAAGGTACTCATTTCAGCTTGAGTTAAAAAACCCCATTCACACTCTAATTTTCGTTTAGTTGTGACTCTATCTCTAACCATATTACCGTTAGCATCTCGTCCTGTTTCTCCATCGATATCTTGAATAGATACTTGAAATGATTTAGGAGTAACAATTGTTACTCCATTAATAATTAATCTCGACATATATTGTTCCTCCTAAATTTTAATAAGCGTTTGACCTACTCTTTCCTGTTCTTTATTGATTTCATCAATTGTAAATCTAGCGTAC